CACAGCAATACGCTGGTTGAAACGGCAAGCGCGAGTATCACCTTCACCGGAGCCCTTGATGTTCATCGGGCACTTGGCACAGTTGTCGTGCTGCGGGTTCGGCACCGTAGCATCCGGTACGTCGCCGTTGTCAGACCAGCACACAGGCGGCGAGCTCTCGGCATCCTTGAACTTCTTATCGTAGTACGCACGCGAGACGGTCGGAGCAGCGTTGACCAGCACCACGTCGAGGTAGCGCTCTTCAATCGCAGCCACTTCCTTGCCATCAGCGATCAGGCGGAACACACCACCCTTGATGGAAATCTTGCGCGGGTATCCGCCACCACCGCCACCAGCGAGGGCTTTCGTAAGTGCAGAAGGGGGGCCGCTACGCTTCTTCGCGAACGAGGGCAGTTTAGCGGGGTTGAATGCAGTAACTTGAGTTCCCATGTTTTCCTCTTATTTCGGTTTGGTAACAGTGATTTCGTACTCGGAGTTGGAGGTGAGTCCCGGAATCTGCACGTCAGGCGTGTCTTCCAGAAACTTCTCCATGTTCTTCTGCGCAATGCGCCGCTGCAACAGATCAAGCGCGTTGTTCTGCACAATGAACTGCTTGAAGCCGTCCCAGTCCTGCATGCCAAAGACAGTCTTCGTCTTCATGACAACCGTGCCGAAGTCAGTGCGCACGGATTTGGAACCGATCTGCTTCATCTGCTCACGCATCGCATCGGCTACTTCTTTCTTCTGGGCTTCAAGGACGCCGATCTCTTCCTCGAATACCTTGGTGCGCATCTGAATCTCGTTGCGGATTTTCAGGTAGACCTTGGCAAGCCGGTCCATCGGAATGTGCGGTGTCTCTTCCATCGTTGTGATCTCCTTGGTTTTTTAACTACGTCAAACATTTTACACACCTATTTCAGCACCTGCAAGCTCCTCTTCGTAAAGTTTTACCATAGCGTTGTGGTCGGTTACCCGGTTCATCAGCTGTTTAAACATACGTCTTTCTACATCGCTACCCTGAATGTGGACTATCGTTACCTTGTCCGAGTCCTGCCCCTGCCGGTCAGAGCGGGCGCAGCACTGGATGTATGTGTCCACTGACATCACCGGCCCCCAGAACACCACCGTATCCGCAGCCGTCAGGGTTACCCCGTGCGAGGCCGACTGCGGTTGGATCACCAGAACACGCGGCTCCGGAGTAGTCTGGAACTGCTCGAATATCCGGGAGCGGGCACTGGCGCTAACGTCGCCGTGAATCTTGGCGAAGGGCACCTTCTCCTTGGTTAAGAAATCGCCAATCGTGTCAATGCTGTGGCGGTAGGGGGCAAACACCAGCACCTTGCGGTTGGTCTCTTCCAGCACTTCCAGCAACACGTTCAGACGAGGTTTGCAGTCGAACTCGATGACTTCGTTCGCGTCGGTGTACGCTGCCCCGGCAGATATCTGCAAGAGCTTGTTGACCATCGCTGCTGCGTTGATGGCTGTCACCGTCTCGCCCGCCGCACGGATCATCATGAGGTCGCGCAGGTTGCGGTAGCACTTCAGCTGCTGCGCGGTCAGGGGAACTTCCCGCGTCACCGTAACAACCGCAGGCAAGTCCAAGCACTGCGCCTTGGTAAAACGTATTGCCGGTTGAAGCACGGTGTGAACCACGGTGTCCGCGTCTTCCTTGGGCACCCACTTGAACTTGGTGATCTGCCGCATGACCCGATCGCGCCACGCCGTAGCGAACTTGGGCACCGCCGTGGGGTTGACCAGCTTGGCCAGCCCGTAAGCATCCAGCGGGGACTGCGCGGCGGGCGTGCCTGTCATCAGCCAGAGGGTTGTCTCCGGCTTCAGCAGCTTGTTCAGATACTTCCAACGATCCGTGCTGGCGTTCTTCCAAGCGTTGGCCTCGTCACCGATGATCAAGTCGAACCGGCCATCTTCCATAATCGTGTTGGCAAGAATGGGTAGGCCGTCGAAGTTACAGACGACGAACTCATAGTCGTTCTTCACCACCTCGATACGTCGGCTGGCTTGCGTGTGATACGCAACGGCTGCGGTTCTGTGCACGACACTTCTGGATATGTCGCCTAACCACGCGGACTGCATGATCGACAGCGGGCAGATAATCAGGCAGCGGCGAACAGCACCTTGAGACATCAGGTAGTCCGCAGCCCACAGAGCCGAGAGCGTCTTGCCAGTACCGGGCTCACTAAAGCAGAAAGCGCGGCGGTGCAGCGTCAGGAAGGAGGCGGTCTCCACTTGGTGATCGAAGGGCTTGTACTTACCCGGCCAAGCGTAGTTGCGCAGGATCGGGGATGGCACCTCACGCACGCCCAAGTTCTTCAGCACACGCGCTTCATCCAAGCCCCAATAGACAGCCACCTCATGCACACCGTTACCGATCTCCCCGATGTGCTTGCTGCGGGGGATGATGTTGAACTTCGACGGGTTGCGGGTGCGTAGTACGAGCGCCTTGTTCTCAACTATTTCCATACATCTTATGTCCCTTCGTTTATTGTGAAGCGTATGTGCACACGATCTTCCATTAGCTCTCGCGTTACATCACGCGTAAGCTTTTTTTCGTAGAATAGGCGCAGCGATACACCAAGCCAAAAAGCGTCATCACCTGACCAGTTGGGGTAGGCGGGCCTACCAAAAGCGCAAGCCTCTAAAACGTCTTCCGGTAGAAACAGCTGGCACACATGCCCAAACTTAGCCCGCCACAAAGTCTCAAGCTCATCCGCCGACCACGCGCTAATATCAGAATTGATAAGCTTATCGTGGATAAGCTTATCGTGGATGGCTAAGAAGTATCTGTCCACGGTTATTAAAGCTTTCCCCCCGCGTCTACTTAGGCTTGTGATTTGCTTTTCTCGCATATGAGCGGTTGTCCTTCGCTGTTTTAACGCGCAGGTTACTGCGTTTGTTGGTGCCGCCCTTGCTGAGCGGCGTGATGTGATCGACTTCCTTGCCGTCGCCCTTGCTCACAACGCCTTCCTTCATCAGCTCCCGCCGTGCGGCGTTACGCTGAACGCGTTTCTCAATCTGCTCGGGCTTGCTCTTGTACAGTTCGTTCTCGCGCTTGTACGGGCGCTTCTTGTTGACATAGGGCATTGTGTTCTCCTTAATGGTCAGGGTGAAATTCACAGGTCTTGACAGGGCACCACGGGCAGAGCCCCGACTGCTTGGGGTTCCACACACCAGACTCGTGGGCGTCTTCGATTCTCGCGACGCGTTCGCGGTAACTCCACAGAATCTGATCCATGCTGTCAACACCAACCTTGTGCTTTGTCATGCTGTTCTTGACAACAAACAGCAGCGCAGCGTTTACCTTCTCAACCTGCGGGTAGTGCGCGAACGTCAGCAGGGCCATCAACTCCAGCTGATCCCGGTCAGGATACTTGTCGCTGCCGGTCTTGTAGTCCACAACCCACGCCACCTTGTTCTCTTCATCCAAGATCAGCAGGTCAATGATACCCCGCACCCACGTCTCCTTGGCGAACCAGTCACACGGCTCGAAGTCCTTAGTTGCCGCCAGCTTCAGCTCCGCATGCTTCGATCCCGGCTTGGCGGTCAGGGCATCGAGCACCGGCTGCATGAACTCGAACTCTTTACTGAGTGGCCTTCCTTTTAAATACAGCTCAGCTGCTTTGTGCGCTAGGTCGCCGTACACAGCTTCCTTGCTTTTTACGAACGGATAATTTTTTAGCACTTTTGTTTCGTGGTACTTTCTTGCGCACTGCTCGAACTCCTTTAAGGAGCTGTGTGACCATGTTACGTTCATGTGGGTGTACCTGTTTAATAACTGCGGTTAAGGTTTCAGAAAACTTGGTAACGAAGCGCTCGTCGTACGCAGCGAGACTCTTCATATCTTCCAATATGCCGTGAACTACCTCGTGCCAGAACGCTACTGTGCGCTCGTGCTTTGAGTATTTGTATCCACTCACAGCACAACGCTCTGCCAACTCGATCACTCCTGCTTGGTAGTAAATCTGGCCCAGAGCATCACGCACGTACTTAACAACGTGTATCTGGTAGTCGCGGCTACCTATCTGCAAAGTCTTCATATTTACCTTTCGTTATTTAGCGTCACCGTAGCGTTCCCCCACCCCGGTCTCTGCGGCCAGTGGTATACCCGGGAGATACGACGGCTCTTTAACCATCTGAGCCAACACCCACTTCTCTGCTTCCTGTGCCTCATCTGCTGGCACAGTTACAACAACTTCATCGTGCACGGTTAATACGCAGGAATACCGTTTCTGTATTCGCAGCATACCGTCTGTCATTACGCAGCGTGCCACGGCCTGCACGATATTCTCAGTAAGCTTCCCTCCATAAAGCTTCTTGTGCTGCTCGCCGTACGTCCACTGCACCCGGCCTTTTTCGTCGGGCTTTCCTGTGAGGCTAGGATAGCGCAGATGTAAACCGTTTGGCAACACGATCGCCTCTTTCTTGAAGGTCAGGCACTTGTGTTTATACTCGCGCCCGCCCACCAGCGATCTCACCAGAACGTCATCGCACAAACCCCAGAAGTC